GCGAGATCGACAGCGCCGAGCTGAGCGCAAACGGGGGCTCCATCGCCGTGACGAACACGACGTACTGGCAGCAAATCCAAACGGATTTGACCATCGTCGACGTTGCGGATGCCCAGAACCCGACGGAGATCCAAGCACTTGACAACACTGACGGGGTCGTCATCGCTGCGCGCTTCACCGGCGAAACCCCTACCGGCGGCGGCATTTACGTGTACGATAGCGCCGGGCAAACGCAGAACGTGCCCTACATCATCGACAGCGCAAGTGGCAAGAGTTGGGTGGCCGTGGCGGGCACCTTTGAACAGCGCGTGGATGCGCAAAGCATTGTGTCGCAAGGTACAGCGGAGGTTATAGGCAAAACGACGCTGCAGGATGACTTAGACCTTAATGCCAACCAAAACACCAGCGGCAATCAAACCACCACCGGCAACGGGAGCTTCGGCGGTACCCTAGACGTCACGGGCGTTACGACGTTGCAAAGCGACGTAACTGCGCAAAGCGACCATTACGTCCAGGGCATACGCCGCGATGGGGGTTTTAGCCCAGGCTTTGAATTAGATCCTGATAATGGCCAGTCTTCGACGACAAACTTTCAGCTGAACAAAAACAACGTTTTCTATCAACTTGAGAAAAATCGCAATGCGAGCTATGTTCTGCCCGCGTTGAATGACGGGCAAATCATTATTGTGCGTATTGGGGACTTACCCAACACCCAATTCAAGGCCGGCAACGCCAGCTTCGATACCCAATCCTCGGATACGTTCCTGGATGGATCAACTAGCTGGAGCCCTGCCAATGCACGCGAGATACTGTTTACTTATTTTGGCGGCACTTGGTATCGCTACGTTCTGCATGAGGATACGCGGGCAGAGTGGCAGGACGTCGCAACTGGTCCTGGCTTCCAAAACAGTTGGGGCAACAATTCTACACTAACGAATCCTCAACCTTTAGAATTTCGATTGTTGAACAGTGATATTGTACAAATAAGAGGGACTATTGAAAAGGGCTCTGATGTAACTACAGATGAGGCTATCTTTACCCTGCCAGCAGGGTATAGGCCTTCTACAGTACAGTACATGATTGGAACAGAACAAACAGGACCAGTTTTCCGATCGGTTTTTTTTGATCCATCTAATAATACTATACGCATTAGCAGTTACAATGCAGGCACAAAGCTTCACATCTTCGATCAAATAACCTTGTAATGTACTACCGCGTAACAGCTCGCGCAAGGTTCGGGCGCTTGCAAGATCAAGCGCTGCGGTGGGCCGAGCGCATGATGATCCTTCAAAGCGTTGACAAGCTGATTGGCACGGCCGAGGCGGTTTTCCCGCGTACGGCCCAGCTAGCTAATAAGCCGCTGGAGGAGATTGTGCGCCGGGGCGATAACGTGAGCATTGACGCGGGCTATGACGGCAAATACACGCCGCGCTTTCGCGGCACAGTTACGCGGGTGCGCAAGGTGCGCCGGGGCGAAAAGATCAAGGTGGAGGCCGAAGACGCCGGCGGCGCGTTGCGGGACAAGGTAGTTGACAAGACGTGGGAAGATGCGGACATTCAAGACGTTGTGCCAGACCTCTATAGCGGACAAGCTGTTGTACGGAGCGCCAAGATCGGCGACCTGACCAGCGAGAACGGCACTGCAGCAGCCGTGCTGCAGAAGCTGCGCGAGAAGTTTTTTCAGCGCAGCTACTTTCGCCTCGATGACAACGCCCAGCCGGTGTTGCGCGTAGGGGACATTTACGATAAGAAGGTTGACGGCATCACAAAACTGCTGGTGCTGGACCTCAACGTGGATTTGCAAAGCAGCAGCATCAAGTTCAAGCGTGCGGAGGAGCTAAAACTCAAAGTCAAGGTCGTCAACCATAAGGATGACGCCAGCAAGGATACCGTCGAGCTGGGCGCCAGCGAGGGCGACCTCCGCACGCTGCATACGTACAATCATCCGAACCCCAAGCAATACGGCCAGGACTGGCTGGATCAAAACCGCTATGATGGCTTGCAGGGACAGCTCGTGACCTTTGGGGATCCGGCTGTGCAAGCCGGGCAAATCATTGAGATCATCGACCCGCGCTTTCCCGAGCGGGACGGCACATACCTTGTTGACAAGGTGAAAACCGAAATCAGCGTCAACGCGGGGCTGATGCAACATTTAACCCTGGGCCCTAAGATATGAGCGACACTGACGAACTAATACGCCTGCTACGCCAGCGGTTGGGGCCGTGGTTCTTCTACGCAACAGTCGAGGAGCGTAAGGACGACGAACGCCTTTGCATCGTGAAGCCGATTGCCAGCGAAAACGCTACGCTCAAGGGCTTCTTTCGCGCTACCAACGAGGCCGCCAAAGGCGTGCTGTTTTACCCCGCTGTAGACAGCACCGTTCTTTGCGCTGCAGTGGACTACGATGCCCGCCAGGCGCATATCATCCAGTACGGCGAGCTGGATAAGGTCGTGGCAGAGGTCGAGGAGATCAAATTAGGGACCGGCAGCTATGAAGACGCGGTCTTAGGAAATGAGATCAAATCACAACTTGATACGATTTTGAGCAAAGTTGAAGCGCTGGGCAATGAGATCGCTAATGCAACCGTAACTGACCCGCAATCAGGCAGCCAAGTTCCATTGACGAATAAAGCAACTATACAGCTAAAGGCGGCTGAAGTTGGCAACTTATCCAGCAAGTTGAGCAATTTTCTTTCCAGTGAGAACAGTCTAAGTTGATGTACTACTTTAAGACAACAAAGGGGGGCGCCAGCTCTGACAAGTACTTTAAGGTAACAGCGACTTGGATTACTGCGGTAGAGCTGCACCAGGACGGAAGCGTTACAATGCAACGCCTGCCCAGCTCGCTACGACAGTATTACGAACTTCAGCGCAGGGAACAAAACAAGCAAGATATTAGCGCAGCAGACTACGAGGCAGCGCGCGAAAACGCGATCAATCAAATGAGCTAGCGATGTATATTGGCATGGGCATAGATGAGAACAACGACTTTGTATTTGGCAGTGACGGCCTTGTCGCTACGCGTGGCCAAAGCGGCGAGCTGGAGGACCTGCATACCAAGATCGTGCTCGTCGTAACGCCAGGCCAAATACGCTACGCCCCTTTGCTGGGTTACGGCGCTGGGCGCCGCGTCAATGCGCCCTGGAGCCAAAATGATTTGGCGGCCGTCCGCGCCCAGCTCGTTTCGGCCGGTCTCAGCAATATTCGCACCCTTGAGCTTAACGCCCCTGTTGGGAGTACCGTCAAGGAACTGTACGTGAAAGCAAGATACCCTGAACAATGAGCCTGCCCAGAAGTCAAGAGACCATCCGTGACGAAATTTTCACTCGACTAGCGAGTTATGAGCCTTTCAAAGGCAACTTTAGTACGCAGGGCTATACACAATTTGCCGACCTGCCGGACGCGAGCTATGAAAAGGCGCTCATCGACGCGATTGCGTTTGAGCAAGCCACGCATGAGCAGCTTGTCGCCCAGATCCGCGATGAGATGCAGCAGCTGGCCGAGAGCTTGAAACCGCATACGCTTAACTATTACGATCAGAAAGCGCGGGAATTCCAACTGGGGGATGTAGCGGAGGTCCAAGGCGATGGGGGCGTTGCTTACAGCACCATCGACACGAACGCCCAGATCATATCCCGCGTAGCGCTCAAGCGCCCACAGCCCGGCGAGCTCCGAGTATACCTTGCCAAGGAGGGCAGCAGCGGGCCAGAGCCCTTAACTTCATCGGAAGAGACCCAATTCGCTGACTACTTCGACAAAGTGAAGGCTGGCGGGACACTGATTTCTACCGTATCCGAAGCTGCGGACGAGCTGGAGCTCAATGGGAATTTGACCTACGACAACGAAATCGGTCAGCAACAGGCCGAAGACAATGCTACCGCGGCGATCGAGGCCTATTTAGCCAGCATAGATTTTGGCGGCATCTATTACCGGAACGGCTTAATCAATGCCGTACGTGACGCTGAGGGGATTGTAGATTTTACAATCAATAACGCCAACATCACGGATTATACCGGGTCAACTTTTAACAATCCTGACCGGCTGGAAATGGCCTCGGGGTACATGATCCTCAAGTTCAGCAACTACATATCGACCGGCGTATGATCGCGGATAAGCTGAAGTATAACGTCAATGGTTGGCTGCATGTCTATGGCCTGCACTGGTATACCGGCGAGGTAGATGAAAAAGGCCCCCATGTGCTGGTACGCGAACTTGTTGGCCCGATGAACAGCCTAAACAAAGAGCTGCGATTGGAGGTCGAGGATATCGAGGCGCAAATTGCATTCCGGGCCCCTGTCGCTACGATCCTAAAGGTCTTGAATGACCGCTACGACCCGGACAATCGCAATTTTGACGAGGGCACTGGCGCTCCCGGCGAGCTGGTCATTAAGATCCCGCAGTACCTCAACATTAAAGGCGACAAGCTCCGCCGCTTGCGCGCGGCCGTGCGCGCTATCATGCCCTTTGAGCATAGCCTCACAACCATCAACTACGTGCCCTAATGTACGAGTACTACAAGCGCGCCCTTGCGGATCACTTACAAGCCCCGCTGACCCAAGAAGAGCAAAACTTGCTTGGCGATGAACGACTGATCGCGCAAGTAGACTGGAATCATCAGCAGTACGATGAGGGGCTTGATGCCTTGCAAGGCAATCTTGATAAAGGTATTGCCCTGCTTGACTTTGCTTCGCGTGGGGATGCGGAGATCGATAACAGCGGGGTCATTACTGACAACGCGGTCGTGCAGATCTATTTGTTGCAGCGCATCGGGGCCGCTACAACCCGCCATGCGCCAGGCGAAGAGGCGGGCGATCGCTACTGGACGCGCATGCGCATGATGCGCCGCCGTGCGCATGGCTACGGCTGGGCCGAAAATGGCCTGGGACACGCTACATCGCTGCAGTATTTAAGTTTTGAACCGCTATACGATTTAGCCGATCAAGGCATTTTCGGGCACCTTCTCAACTTTCGCACGCGCTTATCCGATTACACGACGCTCAAGTATAGTGATCAGCCGCGCGCTCATCCTCAGCTGAACATCAAGGTGTAATTTGTGCGACATGTGTGCGAAGTAACGCATAAGTTTCTCACTGACAGCATCATTTTTTGACCCTAGAACGGGCGCAGCCCCTGCTGACGGCAGGGGTTTTTTATTGACTTTCATGCTGCTGGCTTTTGCGTATTTATTGCTTTTGTGCAAGTTAGCACAAGGTTTTGTGCGATCATTGTGCGAAGGCTATGGCAAACTCGGTGAACATATGGCGAGATGGCAAAACGGGGCAAATTTACTTGCACGTCAATTACTTTGGCAATCGCCTCAAGGTTGCGACGGGGATATTTGTTAAGGATCAAGATTGGTCGAGGCGGCAGCGGCGCGTGAAGGCGCGGCATCCGAAAAGCGCGCACTACAATCGCGCGCTGGCGTTGTTTGCAGAACGGGCCGAAGAAACGATGCTGGAAGCGCGTGTTGCGGCGAAATCTTTAACGAAAGCGGGCTTACAGCAGGCTTGCTTTGGGGTGCGTACAAATAACGTATCGGTGTACGAGGCGACGCAGATGCGTATTAGCGCAATGCGGCATCGGCTGAGCAAGGGGGCTATTGAGAACTTGCATAAGGCAGCGCAAGTCATCGAACAGTATCGTCCTGGTATAACGATCGATGCGATAACGGCGGCGGAAGGAGAGCGACTGACGCGTTGGCTTGTTGAGCAGGGGTATCAGAATTCTACGATCAACAGCATACTGAATAGGCTAAGAGCTGTTTGCAACTATGCGTTTGAGGCGGGAATCGCTGAAGCAGGCGTAGCGAAGAACTTGAGGGGGATGAAGGAAGCGAGCGGCGGGGAAGCGGCATTGACGCATGACGAGTTGTTGCAGCTGATGCGATACCGACAAGGGGTTGAAGAGCGTGGGGCTGGATTGTCGCTAGACTATTTTTTGCTGTGCTGCATGACCTCGATGCGAATTAGTGAAGCTCAGGCGATTGTGCCGGGCAGTTTGGGGGACCATCGCGTAGAGGTATATGCCAGCAAAGACGCTGAAGTCCAGGTGAAGTATTGCCCGCCGCCGGCTGTTGTGATGCTGGAGGGCTATAGTGGAAGCTTGCCGCACAGGGCACAGCAGGTCGTCAATCGCGAGCTCAAACAGCTAGCAAGCGCGGCCGGCCTTACGCGGACGTTTACGCAAGAGCGGCGATCCGGTAGTAAAACAAGCGTTCAGCGGCGGCGGGTATGCGATGCGATCAGCACGCACTGGGGGCGGCGCACCTTTGTCACCTTGATGCTGGAGGCCGGGTTCCAGCGGGAGAACTTGATGAAGCTAACCGGCCATAAGAGTGTGGAAATGCTGCAACGCTACAATCGCGCGGCTTTCGGGCAAATAACGGAGATAGCTGATAAGCTTTGGCGCTAGCGGATTTCGCGTAGCGTCTTGACTTCGGCATCATTACTATAGCCATTCCAGGCCCATACTACCCTTATGGCCCGGACACTGGGCGTTTGTTTGGTTTTGATCTTGCCCCGCCAAACCGCTGTGCAATCATCCAAATCGCCATGATGGAAGGACTGCCGGACCAGGTCTGCGCGGGCCTCAAAAGTGCCCCTTAAACTCTCGAATTCTACGTCGCCGACGATCTTGCGACGAAGCGCCATACGGATGTCAACGTTTGTGCTGATGCGGGCGTCGCTCCAGCGCTCGGCTCCCGATTTGCGTAGTGAATCAATCGCGTGCGCGCATTGGTGCTCGCTGTATTCCCACGCATCGGCCTTGTAATATTGCGTGCTTTCGTAGCTGTTGCTGCCCAGGTCATTATTCGCCGCATAAACCATCAGAGCGATCATCAAGCACACTAAGAGCAAAGGCCCCCAAACACGAGGCTTTTTAAGGCTTTGCAAAAGCTTGTTCATAGTTTTTCAGTTAGACTTTTCAAGCTGTAATAACCGGTTCTTGTAGTATTCTGCATGGCCTTGGATTTCCTCCATGGCCGTCTCCAGCCGGTAAATTTGATGGTTTAGCGTCTGGACCTCTTCTCGGCAAGATGCCAGCAAGCGCTCGTAAAGGTCAATCTCTTTACTCTTACCATAACTCGTTTGCATATCTTCTGCTTGAGTGGATACCCAACCAGGTTGAGGGATGTTGAATACATCATGACCGGTATCCTCTCCTCCATCGGGCTCTTTTCCTTCTAATAGCCAATCCCAGCTAAAGTAAGGCACTTGCTTGCGAAGCGCCATGAGGGTCTTGTAGCTGGGACCATCTACGCGATCCTCCTCGATATTCTGGAGAGTGCTGTAGTGTATCCCAAGCATTCTGGAAAAAGCATTTCGGTTATCGCCCTGATGCTCACGCAAGTAGCGAATTCTCTGGCCGATCGTAGTCAAATCCATCGCAATTTTTTCGGTTTAGGTCTTGACAGTTTCGACTTTAACCGAGATATTTGTTACAGTCAATACAATGTATAGTGTTTATACGGTACATGCAAACTAAGGTTATGCAAAACACCAATCAAAATAAGGCAGAGGCGGATACCGGCATCACTACTTGCCGTGTCAGCAAGTCAGTGCAGGAGCGCATTGCGCTGCTAGCGTGGTACCGCCGGGTGCCGATCCGGCAACTGATGGATCAGTTGCTGAATGAGTACGCTGATGTGCATGCCGAAGAGCTGGGGGCTGCGATGCAAGAGGCCGCGCGGGACCGAAGCCTATAGTATAGAACCGAAAACCGATCTACTATGAAACCGAAACAATTACAGCTCTTCAAGAGCAACCGCGAACAGGAGTTTGAAGAACTATGGGAGCAAGTGCGTCAAATGCGCAAGGACAGCCCAGGTAAGGCTCCTCTCGATTTGTCGGCCAAGGCAACGCATCGGTTGTACAGCAACAGGAGCAACAATAAGCCTTGCCGTGCACCGCTAAAAGAGCCAAGGCAATGACAGCGCGGCAAAAACGGTTGAAATTAATATTCCTCCACTTGCAGAAAGCGGGGGTTTACTTTCTGCAGGAGCTGGACGGTGCCTCTCGGCGGGATTGGCGCGGTGCGGAATACCGCTGGTGGTTTACCATAGAGCAGATCGACGTCAAAATCGACGAGCTACAAAGAGCGAATCGCAATGAACGAGGTCGAGACTGAGATGCAGGCGCTAAGGACAGAGGTGCGGGAACTGCGTGGCATGGTGCGCAGACTGCTGCGGCAGCATAGCTCTGTGCTTACAGTTAGCGAGGTTGCCAAGCGACTGCGGGTCAGCCAGCAAACAGTCCGCAACATGGTTGAGGAGGGCGTCTTGCAGCCTTTTGCGCGCATTGACGGCGGTCCGTTGCGGATCCCGGCCGAGCAACTGGACGCCGAGTGGATGGAATGGGAGACGGCTGCCCGGATTCATGGCTGGACGAAGGCCTCGGTGTTAGGGGCGATTGAGCTGGACGCAGAAGGTACGGTCTCGCGAATATGCCCTGATACAGGGCAGTGCGAAATCAATGTTCAACAAGTCAAAAGCATCCTTGAGGTATGAACTATACAACTTTACAAAAAGTGAAAGAGCTTATACATAGCGGTAATGCCTATAAAGCGGCGGCAAAGTTTCTGCTTGAATGTGAAGGGGCTAGATACGGCGTTATAATCGATAATCTCAATAGGCTTTTAGATGAATATATAGATGCAGGTAAAAACTATCAGCTGTTTAATGTACATGTCAGAAGGCATATAGTAGGGTCGCATATCGTGCTTTCTGAAGATGTTTATCATTTCATCGAACAGCATTTACCGGCGGCTGAAGTGGAGGAGGAGCAAAGATGATCGACGCTGGATACATAAAGCGTAAGCTGCTGGAAGCTTTTACCCGGCAGTTTGCGCAGAAGAAGCTGAACGCTGTGCTGCACGAGGCGCTTGCTGCTTACCATAGCAACGATCGGCTAGCCGAGATGCAGGATGATGCTATGTGCAAAGCCTTCTACATATCCCAGCGTAGTAATGCGCATGCTATGTACTGTGAGCTTTTAGCGCTTAATGATGCGCTAAACACGGATCTGTGGGATGTTTTGCGCAAGAATCCAGAGCTCGACCCCTGGCAATACAGCCTGTTTGAACGCATCGAGTCTCCAAACTAATCCCTTATACCTATGCTCAATATAGATCGGAGGCTAAGGGCGTTGCCCCTTAGCGTAACAGAACTACGTCGTTACATCCAGTTCCAAATTAAGCATACGGCGCTTTTTGCTTACCAAACCGGCAATAGGCTGTGCTTTTTCAGTGAACAAAAAGCGGAAGAGTACAAAGAGTGGCAGCAACTATTAAAAGTGGTCGCATGCCTTCAGCAGCAGAGCTACAACGAGTGCAGGGTGTATATCCAGCAGTGTGTTACCGATAAGACGCTGGGGATGGTGATGGCGAAGCAGAGCGAAGTTTACAATACGATTCGGGAGGCACCAGAGGCATTAGCCTATAGCACAGATGCCCGCGAACGGGCAAGGGTGCAAGTGGAGGAAGGTAAGGCGATCGAGTCACTCAAGCAGTTCTCCCGCATCATTCTACACAACAAAAGAGGCGGAAACGTAGCCGTATGAGCGATTGGGGCGACGTAGGGGAGTACTTCCTGCAGCGAATGCAAGAGGCCGGGGCCACGCCCGAGAACGCGATGTTTTGGCACGAGCTGGACGTGGAGACGGCGCATTGGGAGTACTACTTTGCTGAGAAGCGGACCAAGGCGCATTACGGCGATGTGCTGATCCGTTACCCGACACTCGACAAATGCGCCCTGCTGGACGAGAAGAAACTGCAGGAGGGGAAGACGAAGGGGCTATACGTCGAGCGCGTGCGCCACCGGCCGGAGAACATGAAGCAGGGGCGGAAATACACCTGGCCGAAAGGGCAGCCGACCTATGTATTCTTCCCGCCTAACGCATTGCGCGCACATCACGAGGCCGAGCCGCACCACCGCGTGCTGTTTACCGAGGGCGAGTTTACAGCATTCCGCGGCGACCGTGCCGGGCTGAGCATCGTAGGGCTGCAGGGGATCAACGTCATCGGGCAAGAGGGCAGCTTTTTTGCGGACATCAAGCGCTTGCTGCGCTCGACGGAGGCCAAAGAGGTGGTATTCCTGCTGGATAGCGACCTGTTTGAGCTGGGGAATAACGAAAAAGACGAGGACCAGCGGCCGAAAGCTTTTGCGGCGGCGGTGCGCAACTTTCGCGCGGCGGCCACAGAGGTCGGCGTGGATATGCAGCTGGTCTGGGTGCGCCCGGAGGCGAACCGCAAGCTGGGGTTAGATGACTTGCTGAACGACGCGAACGAGCAGGGCTATAGTGACGAACAGGTTGTGTCAGACCTGGAGCACTTGCTGAATTCGGCTAAGAAGAGCGAGCAGGGCAAATGGTTCGAGAAGCGGGCGATCGACAGTAAGAGCCAAGTTTACAGCGTCTTCGGCTTGCAAAACGCCGAGCAGTTCGCAGCCCAGTACCAAGACAAGCTCGCGCGCCGGGGCGATACCTTCGTCTTCAGCGGCTTTAGCTACACCATTAACGAAGATGGGGCGATTGAAAAAGCCATCGGCAGCCGTGACCAAATCCAGGTCATGGGAGATTGCATGTGGAAGGTGGATGAGGAGGGCAACGAAAAGGCGCTGAGCAACTGTGTCGTGAGCAATTTGTATTTGATCAGAACGGGACAAGATGAGGGGCTGAGGGTGCTCACGGCACGTAACGCCGACGGCGAAACAGCATCGCTAACGATGCCCGCCGATAAGATGACAGACTTCGCCACGGCGCGCGGCAAGTTCTTCGCGAAAGGGCGCTTCATGTTTTACTGCACCAACATGGAGTGGCAGCTCATTCTTGACTATATCAGCCGCGGGGTCCCCGAGGCCGATCAAATACATACGCTGGGCTGGCACCGCGCGGGCTTTTGGGCCTGGAGTAATGGCTTGCAGGATGCCAGCGGGGAATTTTACCCGGTTGATAAATACGGTGTCGTCAGCTATGGGGGGTACCGCTACTACTTACCCTATTACTCTCAGCTTATCAGCGAGGATGATCAAGAGGGACAGGACGAAGAACGGCGCATTAAGTACGTAGAGCCCCCCATCAATTTTGCGCAATGGGCGGCCTGGATGTATCAGGCGTATGGCGATAATGGCATTGTGGCTGTTGGGTATTATATCGCGGCCTTGTTCCGGGATTTGATTTATGACCGGCACAAGTTTTTCCCCCTCTTGATGATGGCCGGGCCGCCAAGGACGGGCAAAAGTACGATGGCGCGCTCGCTGACAGCGCTGTATGGTCTTCCGCAGCCGCCGCAGAACCTCGGCGGTGGCAGTACGCCTAAAAGTTACCAGCGAAAAATGGCCCAGATTCGGGATGGCATCGTCTGGATGGACGAGTACAAGAATACGATCCCGCGGCAGCAGATCGAGATGCTAAAGGGGATTTACGACGGCAGCGGGTATGCCCGGGCGCAAAAGTCTACTGACAACAAGACACAGAATACGCCGGTCCTAAGCAGTGCGATTGTTAGCGGGCAGGAGCTGCCGGCCGCAGAGGGGGCGCTGTTCTCTCGCTGTATTCTGCTCAGCTTTGAGCAGGACCACTTTAGCGAGCAGCAGGTCAAGGCTTTCAACGAGCTGCAAAAGTATGAGGTAAGCGGCCTAAGCGGTATTACCGGTCAACTACTCCAATATCGGGGAACCGTCGCTCAGCATCTGCAGAGCTTTGTCGACGACGCCATCGACACGATGCGGACGGTGCTGGGCAACGTGGACGACCGGCTTATTAAGAACAATGCGGTGATCCTGGCGCCCTTAATGCTGCTGGAGAACAAGGATTGCGTGCATACGAATTACAGTGCCAAGCTGATCGAGGCCCTGACGGCGCGCGCGCAGACGCAAACGACGTACATGGACAGCAGTAACGAGCTGTCGGTGTTCTGGCAATTGCTCAGCAACATCATCCTACAAGGCCGCGATTTGATCCAAGGCCGCCATTATGACGTCAAACATGACCCGGATACCCGACAAGAACTGCTGCTGCTCAACCTAAAGGCCGCGCACGGGGAGTACCGCAAGGAGGCGCAGCGTCAGGGCATGCAGCACAGCGTCCTCGGACTGCCCTCGCTCAAGCAGTACGTACAGACGATGCCTTACTTCATTGACTATCGTAAGTCCGTACGCTGGCCTTCAAAAAATCGAAATACATCTGCTTATGTATTCGATCTCAATTTGCTACGACAGCATACCGATTTTGACATCGAAGAAGGCGGCGAGGAAGAACCCACAGCACAGAGCTCCGCGCTCGCTCAAATGACAAGTAACTAACACTAGATTTTATGAGCCTACGCAAAGTCATCATCGCCGGCGGCCGCCTGGGGCAGGACGCTGAGCTAAGAAGCGATTACGCGTTCATTCGCTTCAGCGTCGCAACGGACCGCCGCACGCGCGACCCGGAGACAGGGGAGCGCAATAAGCAGACTGAATGGACAGACTGCTTGCTGAACTACAACCCCGAGCGGCACCCGGACGGGCCGCCGCTGCTGCAGTATCTGACGAAGGGCACGCAGGTCTATATCGAGGGAGCGGTGCGTACGCGCGTTTACATCGACCGCGAGCAGAAGCCTCAAAGCAAGCTGCAGGTGTCGGTCGATAAGATAGAGCTGCTGAGCGGCGGGAGCAGCCAAGGCACTGCGGATAGTCAGCAAGCCCCAGCGCAGCAGGAACATCGCCCTGCTGGGACACAGGGGGCTAGCAAGCAACAAACATCTTCAAACCAAGGCGACAATTTACCCTTCTAGATTTTACCTATGAAGCTCAATCCACACATTTACGCTGGCCTCGATCAAAACACACGCGAGGCGTATCGCTTAGAGGCCTATTTGGGGCAGCACCTTATTGGGCACATCCGCAGCGACAGCGAGGCGTACCTCAAGCGCGTTGTGGCGGGGTACTTTAACATCACTACGACGGAGCTCGTGGGGGCTTCCCGCAAACGCTATCTGGTTTACGCACGGCGGGTGTACTGCAAGCTGATGCGCGACTTTACGCTGTACAGCCTCACCGCTATTGGCAACACGATCAATCGCGATCATGCGACGGTCATTCACGCTCTGAATGAAATGCGTGCGGACATCGACACGAAGCAGGCCCCCGCGCCCGCCTACAGCTTTTTACGCGATCAGCTCATAACCTTGATCCGCCAGGGCAAGCATCAGCGCTATAGCGACCCTGGCTTTGAGGAGCTGGAGTTAGAGATTACAGGGGCTTTTGTATAATTCTTTAGCAAAACACTACCTATGTGGCCTATCACAATCATAAAGGACCACGAGTGCAACTCGGGCTATAACTGGTTGGCGTTCAACAAGTGGCCCGAGGATATCCTGGAAGATACGTACTACTTCGAGGAGGCCAAGTGGTTTTGGGCGGTGCAACCTGAGCTCACGGCGGACTTAACCAACATCGGCCTAGGCAACACGCCCGAGGCGGCGGTGGAGGACCTGGAGCACAAAATGGCGGATAAGGGGGCGAATCAAACCCCAAAGAGGGATGAGAACGACTAAGTTTAACACGTACTTACAAGATTGCCGCGCGAGCATGAGCTTTACGCCCGTAATGGTTCAGGCCATCCGCGAAGGGCGTAAAACAGAGACGCAGCAGGTCGTTGAGGATACGCGATCGCAGAATCTGCGCTCGAAAGCGCATCTTGGCGACTTGGTGTATGTGCGCGAGCGATGGCGACCGGCGACCTGGGAGCCAAACGAGCTGCGCATCGAGTACAGCGACGCCCAGCAGGCTGAGGCCTGCACAGACGAGTCACTCGTGAGCGCGGATTGGCTAGTGGATTTGCATGTGGATATATCTGATGAGCAGGAACGCAAAGGGGCACAGCTGACGGAGTATGATATAGATGCGGTCTACACTGAGAATCTGCTGAGCATGCGCTCGCCGGCAGTGATGCCAAAGGCGTTCGCACGCCTGATCCTCAAAGTTGAGCACGTTTACGTCACGTCGCTATCTGGCATGACTGAGCAGGATGCGCGGCGGGAAGGCTTTGAGACGCTGAACAATTATATTCTGCACTGGAACCAGCTGCACGGCCCTAATCACTTTCAAAATTATGGGATTAAGCCAGTCCGGGTGTACTCGTTTCGGCTGTTCGGGGATAAGACGATTGAAAAGGAGGCTGTATGAACGATGACGAAAAAGTAGCGCTAGAAACTATTGAACCGATCGCGCAAGAGCTGAAGGAGGCGCTGGCCCCGCACTGCGCAGCGATCGAGATCGCCGGGAGCATTCGCCGCCAGCGCGAGCGCGTGAAAGACATTGAGGTAGTCTGCATCCCTTATGTCAACAAGATGCAATCCCTTTTTGAAGACGCCGGGCCTGCCGTCCACAACGACGGCTTTTGCAAGCTCGTGCGCGGCTGGCAAGAGCGCTCGCAAGTTGCGAAAGGCGAGCCTAAGACCGGCCGCTATTGCAAGTTTACTTACAAGGGCATGAAGGTTGACCTCTTTATGTGCTCGCCATTGAACTGGGGTATTCAGTATCTTATCCGCACAGGGCCCGGGGGCGAAGCCGGCTTTAGTGCGTACGTTATGCAGCAGCTCAAACGACAGGGCTATTATATGCACGACGGGCATGTATGGAGCCGGCGGACGCAGCAGGTGGTTCACGTGCTGCACGAGCAAGACGTGTTTGACTTGGCCGGTCTGCCCTGGTTGCCGCCGCATCAGCGGGATAGTTATAAAGCGCATTTGAAAGGTATTTGAGCATGACAGCCATCGATTTTATCGCGAAATACCTACACGCCCAGCCCAGCCGGATCTTAGCGTTTCGCAACGAGCAGGTCTGTGCGTTCACGGGAGAGCGCATCAACAAGGGGGTACGCCTATCGCAGGTGCTGAGCAGCAACTTTACAGGCTACGATGCGATCCCTTACGATTCGCAGTACGTCAGCGTCAATACAGCGAAGTGTTTCCTGCCTTGCCTCCCCAACGCCGATGGCGCTATCAAGCGCCAGCTTCGACAAGCGAATTTGCTCGTCACGGAGCAAGACGAAGAGCAACTGCAATGGCGGTCGGTCTCCGTCGAGCTGACGCGCGCGCACTACAGCGCCGGGCTGCATCAAATTCAGCGCAGCGACATTCTCGACGTTCTGCGCATGCCGCCGCGCGGCCGGTTCGTGCTTTCGGTCGCTGAAAGCTATAAGAAGCTGCATTGGCTGAACGCGGCGGTCAACAATCCCGGCGACGACGTACTCCGCATCGGCACGGACGCGGGGCAGCTGCAGCTCAGCCGCCGCTGGCTGACCAGCGAGGCCTTTATGGCCGCGCGCATGCTGTACAGCAAGCCGCCCGGGCAAAAGTATCCCTTCTTCAGCAAGCAGGATATCCTCACGGGCGAGCTGCCTCCTAATAAAGCCCAGCGCTTTATCCAGCAGTTTGACTTTCAAACCTTTCGCTATTACATCAGCTGCATCCAGTTCGAGTTATACAAGCCCCAATTTCAATTTCTTGTGTATTTGTTAAACCCTACAGAACTTGACAACAATGATTAGAGTACCCTACACGATCACCTGCAAGGCGCCCCTGCATACCGGGAGCGATCAAACGCGAGGCACGCTGCGGCAGATGCGCCGCGAGCGCGTGCATTGCCCGAACCCCGACAAGCGCACGAGCAATTTTTACAGCGAGCACGAGCGGCGGCAGGCCCTGGTCACTATCCTGCTCGCGGTTTATCGCTCAATTGACACAGCGGGCATGGAACAGCGGCGGCTGTACAACATCTGGGAGGAGTTCGCCAACAAGCTGGCGAACAGCACGGGCGTCAAGAACAAGGCGGAGTGGCTCAACGAGCTGATGGCCGCCTGGGACATCCAGTCGCTGGATTCATCGTACGCGCAGGACGCGGCCGAGGCGCTCGCGCGCTTTGATGACGAGGAGCTGCTGATGTTGATTCGTCATGAGACGAACTACTTGCAGCTCATGCTGCGCATGCGCAAGGACAAGAGCGATGATCCTTTTGCTGACAGCAGCGGCGAGCTGCCGTCCGGCACGCCCTTGACGATTGAGAAGAGCTACTACGAGATCCCCGTGCTGAGCGGCAACAGCGTACGCGGATTGTTGCGGCGCATCATGATGTACGATTACTGCGAGCACATCGGCCTGGATGGCATGCCGGCAAAGCTCTATCACATGCTGTTTACAGGGGGCGCTATCACAGAGAGCACCGGCAAAGAGCAGATCGCGACGCGCGAGGAGATGATCCGCCTATGCCCCGTGCTGGGGCTACTAGGGTCGGCCGTCGGCAATCAGACGATCCAAGGGCGGCTTAAGACAGGGCCCGCGCAGCCGGTCTGCAAAGAGCACAGGACCGGCGACACAAGCTACTGGGCGCTGCTGGACCGCGCGTTCGGGACACGCATGGACAGCAGCAAGACAGAGGACAAGATCAAGATTCTTGACGCTGAGGACGGGAACCCGACGCAAATGAAGTACGAGTACGAGGTCCTGTCAACCGGCACACAGTTGCAGGGCAAGTTTGGCCTGGACGCCGACGCGGAAGGCCTGGACGCGGCAACGCTACTGGCGGGTATTAGGCTGCTGGAGCAGTACGGCTATCTGGGCGGCCAGAGCGCGCGCGGGATGGGCGAAGTTGCATGGGAACTCGACACCAGCGCGCTGAAGGCTTCGGCGCAGCAGTACTACGAGCATATAGAGCAGGTCGCCGAGCAGGCGCGGCAGTTCTGGAGTGACCTTGACTACCAAAAGGAGCATCTGAAGCAACTTGGCAAGCAGTAGCATGAAGGTTGATAATACAGACTACGCCGCGAAGACTCGCTTACGCAACGCATTGTTTCGCTTCCCGGCTATCGATCAATCAGTTGTTATTGAGTTAATGGCCGGGAGCGGGACGCTTACAACGCAGTATTGGACGCATGCTTGTGATCGCGTTATTGCGTGCGACAAAGACTCTCGTGTTCTTGAACTACAAGGTCGTAAAATAACGACGCATCAACTAGATGCTTATTCTGACGCAGCGCTAGCTTTAATTGATTTAGGCGATATTGTTGATATAGATGCCTATGGCTGCATAATTGATCTTATTGAAAAAATCGCCGCGCAGTATTCTAATAAGCTTATCTTTTTTACAGACGGTAGCCCTAAATACTACAGGAATCTTCGAGCTGTAAATGATTTAGAACCCCGTTTGCAATATTTAAGTGATACTTATAAGCTAGAAATGAATATAACAGGCAATTGCTATTACGGATATATATATGTATAAGATCACCGTATATTTTGAAACCAATATCGCTTTTACGACGCCAATTTGCCTCGACAGCGTCGTAGCCTGGGCGTGGCTGCGCGAGCAGCACGGCGGCCCGCCGCCGCAGCCGGCGCAGTTGAGCGAGGACGATATAATCGACTTGAGCGCGATGCCGATCCAGTACGATGGCCAGGGCGTGCCCCTTGCCAGCATGATGCTGTTTGACAGGAGCAGCTACGCGGTTGACGAGCAGCGGTATTACAAACGCTGGGACAACCAGCATGACCACCTCGCGCGCTTTAATGGCAAACGCGAGGTCGATACGGGGCGTGGACATTACAAAAGCTACTCGCTGGCATTACAAGTCAAGTCAATACCGTGCTGCGAGTTTTTTTTTGAGGGCGACGGCCCGGCCGTCAAGCAGCTGCTGGAGGACTACGTCTTTGCGATGGGCAAGAAAACCTCGCAGGGCTACGGGATCATCCGCACGCTGTCGCTGCAGGAAGTGAGCTACGAAGAGTACAACCCGATTCCTCTCATGCGGCCTTATCCTGTGCGTTTGTACGTTCCAGAAGCAATGGAGGACGGACACGGCAAGGCCGTCACGGGCTGGCGCGCGCCGTACTGGCACCCGGCCAACCAGGAGCTGTGCTGGGTACCAGAAGGGTTTTTGGCGATTATGTAAGTCATTAGAACTATGATAAAGGATAACGTCGCAAGGCGATCAATGGCACCAGTAAGATGGTTTGGGGGTAAAGGCAATTTGTTGCCATGGATTGCCCAGTTTGTGCCGTATGCGCGAACCTACGTAGAGCCCTTTGGCGGCGCAGCAAGTTTGTTGTTCCAGCGCGAGCCTTCGCGCGTCGAGGTTTACAATGACTTGCATGAAGACCTCGTCAACCTGTTTCGCGTACTACAAGACCCCGAAGCAAGCAAGGAGCTGGAGTATCGAATCAAATATACGCTCTATAGTAGAAGCGAATTAGAAAGAAGTATACACATTTATAACAATCCAGCCCCCTCGCAATCTTATGTGTTGCGTGCCTGGGCATTCTATACACTTTGTAATCAAACTTTTAGTGGTGTTGGCCCCTATGCTAAAACAAGCGGATATTGGTCTAAGTGCATAACTACAAGTGATAATAATAAAGCTGCTACGGTCAATAAATGGCAAAGCCGGCAACAGCTATTCCAAGCATGGCGCGAACGTATAGCCCGTGTTCAAATTGAGTGTCGTCCTGCATTGTACGTGCTCGATCAGTACGACACCCCTGACACCATCTTCTACGTCGATCCGCCCTACGTGCATGATACGCGAAAGGGGAAAGTATACGATCACGAGCTTGAGAATGAAGATCACACTAAGCTTGTCAACACATTGCTAACGCTTCAAGGCAGCGTAACGCTGAGCGCCTACGCGCATGAGTTATACCAGCCGTTAGAAGCGAACGGCTGGGAGCGGTATGACAGGCAAACAGCAAGTAATGCGGCCGGACGAATACGGGGCAGTAAGCTTCAGGGCCGAGGCAGCGGATTACAGCACGCAGCACGTACGGAGAGCATTTACATCAATCCGCGTTGCCAGAAGCTGCTGCAAGCCGGAAAGCTCCAGCTGTTTGACTAGTATCGTGCTGGGTGCCGGAGCAATTTTTATCGGTTATGTAATCTACGCTTTGTTATTATCGTTCGCCCCCGCGCCGCTGGCCGGGGGCTTTTTTGTGCCGTACACGACCTGGTGGAGGAAAGGCAAAAATTAAAATTTCTTGGCTATACGTAACGCGAGGCCTCATAAATCGTATATTAGAGGTAGAAAGCAACAACGCAAAAGGAAATGTACATTCTCCGCTACACTGACCACCTAAACGAAGACCTCGAGCGCGGTTTTACCGCGAACGGCATGCAGGTCATTGACCCAGCCGGCGCCGGCGACGCTTACCCTTTCGAGGGTACTGCGTATGAACTTGCTGAAGAGCTGGAAGGCCAATCGCAGTTTAGCATTGGCTTCGATGAGTTTTTCCCAGAGCGGGATGTCATTGAGGCTATTAATGATGAGCTGCTGATGATTGGGCAAGTTGAGGTGCGCCCTTTCAAACACAAAGGCGTTAAGTACTGGGCGACTGTTGACATGCGTCACCCAGGATTGGCCTGCTACGTATTGCCTGAAGATTGGACGCTGGAGGATGTGATTGCTTTTGCAGAAGTTGATCGCATTCCTGATGCGTTTGACGAGTTCGCCGACGGCGTTGAAGCTGCTAAGCTGAAGGCTTTGCCCATTGTGCATATTGGGCACAACTACTGTATTTGGGAGGCTTGAGCTTCGTTACGCGCTCGGCCCCAAAAAATTGAAATTTCTTAGGGCTATACGTAACGCGAGGCCTCATAAATCGTATATTAGTGGTAGAAAGCAACAACGCAAAAGGAAATGACGACGACGACCAATACCATCAACAAAAGCACAGTTATGAAAGCCGCGCACTCGCTAGTTCGGGAACAGGGAGGCTACGACGTTTACGATTTCAGCCGTGCCTTGCGTGCTGCTTGGGCTTTCGCTAAGGATAGCAAAAGCCTGCGCGCAATCCAGTACGCTGGCCCACGCGGCATGCGCGTGCTGGAGCGCATCTTCTCCCCGGCCCAGGCCAAGGAGCAAGTTGAGGTCGAGCTGGGCCTCAACAAAAACAATGCCTCTCGCAGCCAGGTAGAGGATCTTATCGCGGCCGGCGATGAATATGAACAGGATATTCTAGCGACTGCTGGTAAGACTTTGAAAGAAGATGTCAAGGTCCGCAGGCTGCAAGGCCTGTTAACAGCAGGCGAGGCCAACAAGGCCATCGCTGCTGCTCAAGCTGGCAAACAGATTGTATTTGTGTAAACTAACAACCTCTGACAACGATGAAGGTACAGCTGGTAACCCTAACGCCTGCGCACCTTGAGCGCAGGCTGGCGATTAAAGACGCGGCTTGGGGCATTGCCCAGGCCGCGGGAATTACCCCAGCGGATAGCCGAGACGCGATTTGCCAAGAGTTCAAGTTCTTGTGTCAAGTCGGCGAGCAGGCGCACAAGAACGAGGGGGACCAGGTCCTCCTTGTGAACGGGCAGTACGCGGAAGTTGTGCATCCTGTGGATGCGCGCTACGGCGATCCCAGCAGGGGTATTATTGGCCCCATGCTGACGCGCAACGCTGTGGACGCATGGGGGGAAAACGAGCAGCTCCACATTCAATACGTGGATGGGCTGGTCGAACGATACTCGCAGCACCCCTGTGGTGCGTGGGTATATGAAGATAACAACCCGGGCGTGAACGCGCCCGGCGAATCAAGGGGGGTGAACTGATGCAGGTTGATCCTCAAGTATTCCTGAAGCTAATGGGCCACCAAGTAGCTAAAGACCTGCGCTCGCAAACGGGCCTAACGCAAGAGCAACTTGCGCAGCGGATTGGCTTGACCAAAGCCAGCGTCCAACGCGTTGAGCAAGGTCAAGTAAAAACAACCTGGGAATACCTTAACAAGGTGGCCCAGGTTGTGGCACAGACTAATGCATATTGATAACGACAAACCCCCGGGCTGGAGGGGGAAATCCAGCCATACGAAAGATGATCACAGCGCGGATTGACCAGCAGTTAATCGACAAGGCCCTAGAGCAGGGTCGGTCGTACATTCAGGCTCCCATGCACGAGGACGAAAAGAGTCCTTGCAAGACGATGGCCTATACCCAGTGGCCATCAAATCACACTATTGCTGATCTTGCGACAGAGATCAGCCAGTACCTTGCTGCCCTGTTTGACAACAGCAGAGACAAATTTGAGGTCCTCTTTTTGGAAGAGGACCAAAGCCCCGGCGACCTGGGCGACGGGGACAAGTTCTCTGTCCTCCTGTATTGGCCTGTTGTAGATGACGAATGCGTGTTTTAGCAAGCGAGGATCGCCCGGCTGCCACGGCAGCCGGGCGTTATTATCGACCCAAACCCCGGGCGCGGAGGGAGAAATCCAGCCATAGGAAAAATGATTATCGTTTATGATTATAGAGAGCATCATAGCCAAGATCAATTAGCCCAAGGATACCCGCCTCATCCCGGCCGCGAGGTGGTAGAATACCAACCCAGTAGCTTTGAGGAGATGCGCTGGGTTGAGGCCCAGCTTGGCGGGTTTAACTGGGTGTGGGCGATCCGCGCGCAGCAGCCGGCGCAGGAAAAGGCGATTTTGCGCTGGCTGCGTGAGCTGGCGGAGCTGATCGAGGAGGATTACCGCTGGGACCAGTTGCTGGCGGCGGCCGCCGGGTACATCGACGGCCGGCACGAGAGGTGGAAGCAAGCGCAGCGGATTAAGCAGCGCCTGGAAGCTGCGCAGGCTCGCGGGGAGGTTGTTAGCGTGTTCGACCTGATGATTCAGCTCGACTTTCGCAGTGATCGCAACCTCATAATCAAGGTCGCGAGAGATTGGTTGTACGGCGATCCGGACGCGGATGCCCAAAGCAAGATCAACGAGGCGCAGGAGTACATCGCTGCAGAAATCCGCGGCAACAATCCGTTTCTTGAGTAAGTCGGCCATTGACGCTGTAACGAGCCCCGGGTGCGCTGCGCCCGGGGTTTTTTGTGCTTGATAATAACGCGCTTATTAAGGCTCTAAAGATTGGTCGAATGTTCGGCCATTGTTGAATTATACAGGGGGCGGTTTTACCTAACTACACATGTCGTTATGTATACCAACATACCAACAGTAAGGGGTGTAAAGGCTTTTGCGTATGCGTTACGAGGGATAGCCTGTTGGTATAGCGTTGGTGTTTTGTTGGTATACAGGGGGCAGTGTTGGTATAGCGCATTTCGGTTATACCAACAGGAATTCGGTCTATACCAACAGCACCCCCCGGCTAAAGGGGCTTATACCAACAAAATGGGGGGTTATACCAACAGTATACCAACAGCAAAATGGCCTGTGTGCGGCGTTGGAGGCGATTTGGGGAGTGTTGGAAGTGTTGGTATTGTTTGAGGGTGGGTACCCCTATGGCGGGGTGGTTATAATTCTTATGCTGCTAAATCGGTTGTTAAGCATAAAGAACCCCGCAAACGCGTGGCTTGCGGGGAACAAAAAGGCAGACAAAGCAAGGGGCTTAAGCGTCGAGATCGTGCGCCCAGTGCTGGCTGAGCTTACGGTCACTTTGGTGAAGGCGCCGGGCTTCGTGAAGCATCATGTTTACGGAGCGCCTGTACTCGAGGTAAAATTCGTGCTGGAGGCGGTCTTTGATGCGGCAGCGGCGGCGTTTTTCTGTCTCGTGCTCGAGGTAGGGTTCGAGTTCTACGAGCAAGACGTAGCGATCGAGGAGGTCGAGGAGTTTGCGCTTTCGGGCTGTTATGTGCGATTGCTGCGTTGCGGGCATAACAGGGGCAACTTACAAATATGTCCGTATTGAGAGTGATAAAAGTGTCATTGTCAATGAAGGTGTGCAAGGTGGGGCAGCGGCAGGCCGCTAGCTTGCGCGCATATGAGCAAGCGGAATCAGCAAAAGCCGAGCTGCCGGCCGGAGCACTACGAGCTGTACTTTCAGGCCAAGAACTTGCGCTTGCGCGGGCATACGCAGGAGCAGGTGGCGGAGCAGCTGGGGATCGGGCAGAATACGCTGCGGTACTGGGAACGGACGGATAACTGGGCCAAGGAGCGGGAGGTAATGCTGAGCGGCAAGCAGGCCCGTCTGTACCGGTATACGCAACTGCAGGATCAGTATATCAGCAAAGCTGAGCGGGCTGCCGAAAAAGAGCACGCGAATAACGAGGATAAGACGCTAGCCGACGTAATACGCAAGTACGAGGATTTGATCAATGATGTATCGCCCGCGCTGGAGCTCTATCATTTGCAGACGTACCTGGAACGGTTTGCGAAGTACATGGCCCGCCGGGCCCATGAGGGGGAGTTGAGCGGCGAATTCGTACAGCAGGCGCGCGAGGTGCTGGACGGGTTCCATGAAGAGCAAGTCGGGCTGTTGGACCAAGGCAAAAGCGAGGAGGACAATGGGTAAAGGCCTAACAAATAAGGAGCGGCAGCAAGTCAACGAGTTCAGCCACCGGCTGGGGAGCATGCTGCATACGACGCAGACGACGGCGGAGCAACGTAAGCGGATTCGGAAAGTCAAGCAGGACTTCGCCGCGTTCTGCACTACCTATTTCGAGGATATGGTCTCGGCGCGGATCCCCCAGTTCCATATCCGCAGTGCGTACAACTTCCTAGACATCAAGCATCCGATCATGTGCGAGCGGGTGTTCCGGAGCGGGGGCAAGTCTACAATGATGCGCTTAAAGCTGCTGTGGCGCTTGATGCACGGCGTGCCCACGCGGGCGGTCATCATTGGGTCGACGGAGGATGCGGCGGAGCGGCACCTCAAAGCGCTGCGGACGCAGCTTGAGTGGAATGAGAAGTTGCTAACGGACCTGGGGCCGCAACGCGGGTACACCACCTGGACGGATCACGAGATCGAGACGCTGCATGGGGATACATTCTGGGCTTTCGGGCAGAACAGCAGCAACTTCCGGGGGCTGCAAAATAGCCGGGGGCAGCGGCCGAATGTGTTTGTGTTCGACGACTTCGACCGGACGGACGTGTGCCGGAATCCCGAGCTGGTCGATAAGGTCTGGAATGATACGGTCTGGGGCGACATCTATGGTATGCGGGATCCTCGTTATGATACGCCCATTGTGGTGGTGGGGAATCCTATTGCGGATGACTGCATTGCGAACCGCTTCAAGGAACGGGCGCTGGAGCTGTCGGGGGAAGATGCGGTGCTGGAAGTGCCGATCATGGATGAGCACGGCAATCCGAACTGGCCGGAGATGGCCGACCGGGCGAAGATTGAGGAAATACGAAGCGTACAGACTGTGCACCGCTGGGAGACCGAGTACATGCTGAACCCTATATCGCCGGATCAGTGGTTTCAGGAAAATTGGGCGAACTATCAGGTGCTGCGCCCCTGGGGAGATTACCACAAGCTGTGCATGTATTTGGACCCAAGCCACCGGGAGCACAAGCGTAGTGATTTCAAAGCCGCGGCCTTGTGGGGGTTATGGCAGGACCGGGGCGGCCAATGGCGTTACGATAAAATCGACTGTTACCTGGACCGGGGGAGCAAGCAGAATTGGATCGATTGGGTGTTCCGGCGATACTTGGATTTGCCCGAAGAGGCCAAGCGCAAGCTGATGATCTATTCCGAGGGGATGTTCAACCAGGGGTTGTACGTGGAAGAATTCAAGCGGCAGGCTTTGGAGCGGGGGATTGACTTGCCCATTAGCGAGGACCGGGAGCATAAGGGCAACAAAGAGGAGCGCATCAGCCAGATGGAGATCCTGTTCAACGATACGCGCATTCGCTGGAATGCTGACAAGGCAGACAACCTGCACTTCAAGCGAGCCGAGACGCAGTATAGAAGCTATAACCCCATCAAGCCGAAGTCGCCCGACGATATGCTGGATGCGGATGCCAGCGCGCTGCGGATCTTATCGCAGTATACCCGCAACGACAAAGGGCGGGTGAAAATGGTAATAGGCCCCGCACGCGTGGGGGGTAATCGCAGGAGTAGTATATGAGCGAATTTCTGAAGTTTGAAGACTTTGAGGCGCGCATGAACCGTAAGCGCTTGGCGCAGTTATGTGATAACGATGCGCCAAAGCCCGAGGACTGGGACTTTCAAATCCTCTGGCAAAACGTGCGGTTTGCGGAGGCCGAGCTCCGGCAGTGGCTGAGCGGGTCTTTCGATGTGAACTTGATTCTGCAAGGGCATACGGAGCGGGATGATCCGCGGGATATGCGAATCGTCAACACGCTGGTCTCGATGACGCTCTATAAGCTGGAGATACGGCAGGGCCGGGAAGGCGGGCCGCTCAAGAAAGAGTATGACAATGCGCTTAAGTGGCTGAAGGACGTTGCAAGCTTTAAGTTGCCCATCGACGATTTGCCGCTGAAGCCCAAGCCTGCCGAAAAAGAGCATCCTGAGCAAGAACAGCATCTATTGAAGGGCGGCTATGGGAAGCTGCGCTCCAACCGTGAAAGCGATTTGTAATGGCGCTATTAGACGATATCCGAGCAAAATTCAGAAGCATGCTGCCCGGCGGGGACCGGCGGAATCCGGTGCAAAACCAGCTTGATGTTCCGGCCAATGCGCGGCGTACGCGGCTAAAGCCCGAGGACTTTGAGAACCATCTGCAGCGGGCCCGCCGGACTGCCGAACGGCAGCTTGAGCAAGCCTATGACCGGGCACGGGCGGAGCATATGCCTAACCGGAATCCGCTGTACAGTATCTACATCAATGCGCTTACGGATACGTTCGTAGCGAGCAAGGTCAGCCAGCGCCGACGGGCGATTGAGCAGCAGCCCTTTGAGCTTATTGATGCTCAGACGAACGAACCGGCCCCGGAGGCAACGCGCAAGCTGCAAAACCCGGAAGTCCGAAAGCTGATGCAGTACATTCAAGAGGCCGAGCTGTGGGGCGAGAGCACGATCCAGGTGTTATGGAAGAAGGACGGGACGGTCAGCGATGTGTTTCTAATCCCACGTGACCATGTGCGCCCGGAACTCGGGATCATAGCTGAGGATATATGGCAGTATCAAGGCATCCAAATCGGGGATTATGATAACCTGCTACATATAAGGGGGACGTGGGAATATGGGACGATGCTGCATATCGCCAAGAACTGGATACGGATCAAGCATACCCGCGATGCTTGGGCTGTGTTTTTGAGCACGTTCGGAGTGCCGCCGTTCTTGGTAGGCTTGCCGGACGAGGCGTTCCGGAACGAAGAACAGGTAGAGTACACCAAGAACATGCTGGGGTCATTTACGGAGGGGGGCGCAAGCTTTGGGATGTACAGCAATAACATGGAGGTGTCGCAGCTGAAGGGGCAGATGGAAAGCTATCAACACTTTACAGCGGCGCTGGAGCAAGAGAAAAGCGAGATACGGGAGGTGCTGCTGGGCTCGCTACCGCTGAGCAAAGATGGCAACCAGGATGCGGCCAAGCTGCAGAAGAAAGTAACGGAGGAGATCGTGCAACGAGACCGGCAGGCTGTGATGGATGTGATGAATGAGCGGGTTTTGCCGCTTGTGGGGCTGGGTCAATATCGGTTTCAATTCTTGCGGCATGAACAGATGGGCATGCAGGAAGAGGCGGAGTTGCTAAAGACCTTGCAGGAACTTGATACGGATAGCGTGTTTGATGCTGAGCAATTAGAGCGGCGATTCGGCGTTAAACTCAGTTAAAAGTATGGGCCTTGTAATAAACTGTAATACAGGGATGTACAGGCTATTATCACATCACCGCTTTGCAGCGTTTGAATTCGCTTCAGCTCGTTGATTAGCAAAAGTAAAAACCGCACATTTTTATGCGCTTCATTGTCAATGAGGAACAGCTAGCGAAAGAACCCCCTCTTCATTATCTTGCCTCATCTAGTTATGAACCGCATCGAATCCCTAAACCAGCTAACCGCCGATGCCTTAGCTGCCGACGTCGAGCTAAAGCGCTTGACGCAAGAGAAAAAGCAAGCCGAAGCAGAGTACAAGCGAATAAAGCATGAGCTCGACCAACTTGCCAGACAAAACCCCGAGCTCCTCGATCAAGTCACCGCCGCAAGCATAACCCTACGTCAAGGCCAGCCGCGTGTGATAAAGAACCCAACGCTCGAAGAAGACTACATCGTAAAGCTCTGCATCGACCAAGGCATCCATGAAGTCCTAAAGGTCAACCCCTCCAAAGCAAAAGGCTACGACGAATCTCAACTCAACCAGGCCGGCATGGTCATCGAGCACACACAACCTTACGTACAGTTCCTCAAGCAATGAGCGCCGCCTTCCAAATAACCAATCAAGCGCCCGGCACGGTTGACATTACGCTCTACCAGGCAATAGGCGATCCCCTAGCGGCTGCCATCTTTCCCGAGGAATTCGTCGATGCCCAAACCGTCGCCAGTTACCTTGCTGAAGCCGAAGGCGCAAATACCATCAACGTCTACATGAAATCGCCCGGCGGCCTGGTCGAGGAAGGCCTGGCGATCTACGAGATGCTCAGCCGCCAGAAAGCCACCGTTAATACCATCATCGACGGCGAAGTCGCTTCCATCGCCAGCATCATCGCCCTGGCCGGGCACGGCAGCGGCAAGAACCGCCGCATGGCAGGCAGTGCCACCTTTTTCATCCACACCGCCCAAGGGCTTCCATCCGACCGGCCGACCGCCCGCCATCTGCGCAAAACCGCCGAAGAGATCGATAAAGTCAACGAGCGCCTGCGCGATATCTACGCCACGCGCTCTAAGATGAGCCAACAAGAAGTCGAGGAATTGATGACCGACGAAGGCACAACGCTCCGGGCCGAAGAAGCCCTCGAACGCGGCCTCGTCGATAAGATCACCAACCCCTTGATGACCGCCTCCGAAGCCCTGCGCGAAGGCGTCATCTCCAGCATCACATCGCCGGCCCAAGTCTACGCCCTCTATCAACGCCCTAGCGAAGATTCACTATTCGCCCCCCGCGCCCAGCGGACGCAAAACGAACCCACAAGCCATATGGACATCGCAACCATCAACGCCGCTCTCGGCACCAACTGCACAACCGCCGAGGAGCTGAAGCAAGAAATCGAGAACCGCCGCCAGCAAGCCTACAACGAAGGCTACCAAGCCGGGCAAAAATCTCAGCCTAGCAGCGGCACGGAACCCCAAGCGATCGCTCAAGCCTTCGAGGCCGCCGTCGCTGAGGAGCACCGGCCAGCCTTCCGCGCCCTGATGCAAGCCGGCGACTTCGAGCACGCCCGCCAGTACATCGCCCAGCAGAACATCATCGACGCCCGCGAGCTTTTCGCCAACAAGTCCAGTGACCCCAACGCCGCCGCCGGCAAGCAGCCCCTGGAGTTCCAGTCTTTCGATGCGCTATACGAGGCCGGCTACAGCGCCATGAAGGCTGCCTACGATCAGAACCCCGAGCACTTCAAGGACTTGTACCAAGCCAAGTTCCCCAACATCCCGCGCGAGTTGATCAAGCCTGAACAAATCGTCTGATGCACACCAATTCCACACAAGAGCGCCGCGAGCAAGCCCAACGCTATGCCCAGCAGCACCCCGAGCTGAGCTGGCATACGATCGCCGTCATGTTTGAATTGCCCGAAGCGCTCCAATAACCTACCCGTCTAAACCTCAGCAACCATGGCTAACACGCCTACCGACATCCAGCAAATCTTCGACGAAGTATGGTCGGGGATCATGTTCGAGCACATGCGTGATGAGGATACCTTTACGCAAGGCATCCCCGATTTCAGCAACGATCTCGTCAAAACCGGCAAAGGCTCGCACATTCTTGAAATGGGCGAAGAAGGCGAAGACCCCGAAGTCCTCGTCGGCAATACCCAAATGCCCATCGAAGCCCAGCAGAGCCTGGACAAATACTTCCAGATCGAGCTGGAAAAATTCCGCACCAAGAACATCTCCATCACCGATGAAGAGCTGTTTTACATCCCCGGCGCCCCCAACAAGCTGCCGCGCAAAATGCAGCAAGCCGCATCGGCCCTGCGTGAGCAGATGACCTATTGGTGCGCCCACCAGCTCGCCCCGGACACGATCTCGGACACCCTCACGAACGGGGCCATCCAGCTCACGACCGGCGCCACG